AGTGGTTGCTCTCGGGCATCGCCAGAGCCCTGCGTTAAAACGTCATATAGCTTTCTGGTAGGTTGGGCGTGGACCTCATCGAAGACAAGTCCGGAAACATTCAGTCCATGTTTCGTCCCGACCTCTGCAGAGAGGACCTGATAAAAGCCCGCGTTGCTATAATTCACAATTCGTTTCGTTGCCGCCATGATCTTCGACCGCTTCAATAGCGCCGGTGTCATGGAAACCATCTGGTGCGCGACATCGAAAACGATCGAAGCCTGCTGACGGTCAGCCGCTGCACCGTAGACTTCAGCAGACGGCTCGTTGTCTGCATACAAGAGATACAGCGCTACCGCTGCAGCAAGCTCACTTTTTCCGTTCTTCTTGCCGATCTCGATATAGGCTGTCCGGAACTGCCGCTTTCCGTTTTCCTTTACGATGCCAAAGAGGTCCCGGATGATCTGCTCCTGCCATGGGAGAAGCCAGAATCGTTTCCCGGCCCACTTGCCTTTGGTATGGCGGAGCATCTCGATAAACTTCACTGCTCGGTCGGCCTTTGCCGCATCGTAATGTGACGTTGGAAGCATGAACCGCGTCGGATGATAGTCTTTGAGTTTCGGGATGCTGTCCGGTCTTGTTTCCTGCGTCTCCATCACTTCTTCTCCTTCCAGTTCTCATCGAGAAGCTCCTCCATCTCATCGCCTGTCTTGCTGTCTCCAGCAGCTGCAATGAGCCTCGATCTCGATGCCGGAGTCAGACCGAACTCGGTCGCGAACTTTCCCATCTGCTTCATGTACTGCTGGGCCATTGCCACCTGCGGCACGGCCATCCAGTAGCCGGAAGGTGTCCGGACAAGGGAGCCATGCTCGGTGATGAACTCCTCATTCTGTTTCCACCGTGCATAGGACTGGCAGTAAGCGGCGAAGGCAGCCATATCGACCTCGGTGAGGATGCCGATGGCTTCCATCTTCTTTGCGAGCCGGTGCCACTCCTTCCTTGCCTCTTTGTCGAGCCACTTCGGACAGGAGGGTGCCTTCTTCTCTGGCTTTGGCTCGTTCTCATTCAGTTTTCGTTTTCCGGGATTTCCTTCCAGCTCCTTGATCGCTGTAGGAGTTGGCTTCCTTCCTCTAGCCGCCATAGGAACACACCTCCTTTCCCGCGTGCAAAACAAAAGGACCGCCAAAGCGATCCCGTCCATGTGGTCTGTATCTGTACGAGAGACAGAGCCGTTTCCGGCTCCCTCTCGGAATTTTCATTCTTAAATATGCTGCCCGGCAGTGCCGGTGCTTAGTTGAATTCCTTCAGCAGGATGGCGTAGACCATCTGGCTTGCCTCATCCTCGGGCTCGATGTCCCAGCCTCTGTCATAGTTAAGTGTGATTTCTCCATTTACCGTAATCGTCAGCTTGCTGATCCTGCCGCCGTCGATCCCGTATTTCTCGCTTGGCTCGTCAAAGTGCTTTACTCTGTATTTGCAGACGGTATAAGTTCCGTCGTCGTTTGGTGCTGCAATGCTTCCCTCGCTCCACATGGTTCTCTCCTTCCTTCAGGCAATGCTCATCTTGAATGCGTGTCCCTTCTCGTAGGTCTTGCCCCAGAGGTCTTTCCGGAGGTTGACCTCGACCATCTCGCCGATTGTGCAGCCCGCTTCCTTGAAGAGCCATAAGGTTTCAACCGCGTCGGTCGCTCTGCAGGAGTAGGTGAATTCCCTGATCCCGTTCTCCTTCAAGCAGGCGGTAATGGCTTCCACATCCCGGTCCCAGATGATGTCGTCGAAGTTGAGGATCTTGTTCTCGTTCTCTCTGGAATGCTCGTAGGCTCTCCAGATTCTCCATGCGATGTCACCCTTATCAGCCATCCGATACTTAGCTTCTCCGTAGGCTTTCTCTGCAGCTTCCTTGCTCTCGTCGGTGGTGGCTGCTGCGTATGCCTTCTTTGCCTCTTCCATTGCCTCGTAGGTTTCTTCGAAAATGTTTGTCATGGCTTTGTCCTCCTTGCTTTGTACTGGTCTTGTGCCCTTTTCCTTTGGCATGTACATATATCACTCTGACCGGCACATATAGCAAGGAGATGTAGATTCATAATCTGCACAAATTTCAGCAGGAGGATGTGGTCACGTTAAACGCTTCCTTTCATGATAAAGTTTGCGTATTCCTTCCTGTGGTCAATCAGGAAGAGGACCAGTTCGTAGTAGCCTTTCCGGTTTGCAATCTGCTGGACCATCGGAACATCAAACATGTTCGTCTCTCCGCTGTCGCGGATCGCAAGGATCTGATCCCGCACGGTCTGTGTGAATTCTCCGACCAGCAGCCTGCAGCGATCCTTTCCGAAAGCCAGGTTCAGACCGCTCCCGTTGTCCCATGCCACCATGACATCACCCGCATCATCCACTCCGAGCACCGTGCCCTTGGTGCCGACTGGCGGTGCCTGCGGATCATCCATCTCCACCAGTTCTACTCTGGCTCCTTCCGGATAATGCTCCCGTAACTCTTTCAGTTCTTTCTCGCTTGGAAATCTCATCGCGTTCTCCTTTCCGAAGGGATACCCTTCTACCACCTTAAGCCCGCGAGGCTCGCGGGTAAGGTAGCGGGAGGCTGTCTCTTCGTTTCAGGCCGTCCTGCCATTCCGGAATGCGGTGTCGCCTGCAAGATTCCTTGTGAGGATCTCCCTTGCGGTTTCGAACTCGTCCCCGATGAATCCCATCCGAAGGAGCCAGGTGCGCATCGCGTATTTCGGGTTTTCATGCTGCGGTTCCTTCGGGCTTGCCGTCGTCTGGATCCTCGCTGCTGCAGAAAGGGCAAGGCAAAGCTGAATGTAGCTCTTAAGCTCTCCGGCATGCAGGCCGCCTTTCTTGCCGTTCCCTGCGTCTGCGAACTGGAAGAGCCGGAACTCGATCGTGCCCTTGGTGAAGGTTGCGTGGAGGTTCAGCATGTGGTAGCGGCTTGCGTTGTAATGTTCGCGCCGTCCGTAGCTTGCGTGGTTCTCTTCGTACCAGATGTCAGCAAGCTGCTGCATGGTGTCCGGTTTCTTCTTGTTAAGTCTCTTTAGGAAATCCGGATCAACCGTCTGACAGTAGCGGTCGAGGCGGCTCCGGTCGAGGCGAAGGGCGCTGATCAGGAGGCTCTCATGGCTCGCCATCAGGTTCGCCAGTGTCCGGAGCGTGTGTGCGTTGTGGCCGCTTGCTCCGACATGGATGTGAACCCCGCACATGTGGCTCGGGTCGCTCTTGGCTCCGGCATGTCTCAGCTGCCGTACCAGTTCCTGCAGGATCTCGATGTCGTCCCAGGTGAGGATCGGGGTAACCATCTCGCAGGATTCCTCATCCCGTTCTGCCCGGATGCTGGCATCCCTCTGGAATTTCCATTCCCTGCCCTGTGCGTCCCATGCGCTCCATGCCCGGTAGCCGTTCCGTCTTGCGGTGTCTTCGCATCTCCCGGTTCCGAAGAAGGCAGCAGCAACCTCGGCTGCCTTGCTTCTTGCGATCCCGTACATCTCGATCTCGACTCCGATCGTCTGCTGCTTCATGGTTTCGATTCTTACTGCTGTATCCTTCATGGTTATGCCCTCCTTGTGGCTGTGTGCTTTTCCTTTGGCATGTGTATATATCACTCTGCCCGGCACATATATCCAGTCATTTCGGAGGTGTATTTCTCACAAATTTGGCTCTTTAGAATCGTGTATTTTTTAGTCTCTTGACACCAGCTGCCCGTCTGTTTCTGTCTTCTCCGGAGCGCCGTTTTTCCAGCTGCTGTTTCCAGAAAGGTTCCGGAGCAGTATCTTCCGTTCCGGTTTGTACTCGGCACCGATGAATCCCAGTCGAAGTAGGAAGCAGCGGAATGCGTACTTCTCATTCTCGACCGGATGCGGTGTCGCGCTCACATGTTTCTGGTCTTTGGAAAGTTTGCAGATCGCAGCAATGAAATCTGTGTAGGCTTTGGCTTCATCTGCCTCCGGGGCCTTGCTGAACCAAGGGAAGAGAATCTCGTCTTCTGTCACCTCGATGCGGATGTCGTCCACCCCGAGGGCCTTCCGAATCAGGTCTCCCTTTGCAGTGAGCAGGTTGGTGAGGTTCCCGACGCTCGCGGAAGAAAGTGGCAGGCTGATCGTAAGGCCCGTCTCTTCTGTCCCCGGCTCCTGTTCTGGCTCTGCGGGCTCCTGTGCAGCTGTCTCGTCGGCTGCCGGGTGGAACCCCTTCTCGCCAAGGGCTGCCATCACCCGGTTCAGCTTCTCCTCGTCGTCGCAGCTCACCCCGCCTTCCTTATCAACCGTGATGTTTCCGATCTTGTAAGCGCAGGTCGGTACAAACTGGTACTCGGCTGCCTCTCCGGTGATTGCGGCAATGGCATCCACCAGTGCCTTTCTGTCTTTTCCTATCATGTTGTAGTCTGCTTTCATGGTATGTACCTCCTTTGTTTTGGTAGTACATACATCACTCTACGTGGCTGTAATAGCAACTCATTTCTGTAATAAGATTGCACAAAATTTAGTCGTCCTTATCGACGCGAATGTATACGTCTTCAAGGCAGTTCAGGATAATCGGAGCATCCTCTCCCATGTAGGGAAGAGCACGAATCGTGCTGTAATTCACCCATTCGGCAGCATCCTCATAGGACCATCCCTCCGTCTCCATCAGCCACTCAACCATGAGCTCATAGTCATAGACGGCTCTGCCATCATCGGTGACGCCAATCAGAGCATCGTCGTAGCTGTAGTTCGTGAGATACTTGACTCCGTCATAGCCATTCTCCAGTAGCCGTTCCTCAGCATTCATGCGGATTCCTCCTTCGGCATCGCTGCAATCGCCTCATCGAGTGTCAGCTTCTGACCGTCCCGGATCAGGTAAATCTCAGCTGTCTCGCCTTCATCTTCCAGACTCTTCTTGAAACGCATCACCTCGACATCGACGAACTTCGGTTCCAACTCGATGCCGTAGGCGATCCGTCCAAGCTGCTGGCAGGCAATGAGCGTCGTGCCGGATCCCATGAACGGATCGAGGACAAGGCTGTTCGTCTGCGTGCACTGCTGGATCAGATACGCGATCAGCGGCACCGGTTTCGCGTCCGGATGATCGTAGCCTTCCTTCTTGGAAGACTTGATTCTCGGAAACTCGAATACGGTTGTCTGCTTCTGATCGCCGTACCAGATATGCTTCCCTTTCTTCTTCCATCCCCAGATGATCGGCTCATGAATGTATTTCCAATCGGTCCGAGTGAGAACCAGTCTGTCCTTCTTCCAGACAAGTCCAGCACCGACCTTAAAGCCAGAATCCTCGAAGGCGTCATGGAAGATCCGTGCCTTGGACGTCGCATAGAATTCATAGATGGACGCATCATCTGCCATAGACTCATACATCCCGTGGAATGCATTCATCAGGAATTCGTAAGCGTCCTTATCGTTCAGATCATCATTCGTCACCATTCCGGAAGTGCTCTGCCGCGCTACGAAGTACGGAGCATCGGTGCAGACCAGATTCACCTTGGTATCACCGAGCAGCTTCTGGTAGGTAGCAAGATCGGTGCTGTCCCCGCAGATCAGGGTGTGTTTTCCCAGATGCCAGATATCTCCGGTCTTGGAGAAGCACGGCTTTTTCAGTTCTGCCTCGGTGTCGAAGTCATCCTGATGGCCGTTGTTGTCTCCGACCTTGTTGAACAGTGCCTCCATCTCAGGCGGCTCGAAACCGGTGAGCGCTGTATTGAAGTCCGACGCTTCGAGGTCCTTCAGGAGATCAGCGAGCAGTTCTTCGTCCCATGCGCCGGTGATCTTGTTTAGCGCGATGTTCAGTGCCTTCTCCCGGGTCTTATCAATATTGACGACAGCACACGGAACCTCGGTATAGCCAAGGTCCATCGCTACGGTCAGTCTCTGATGTCCTCCGATGATCGTCATATCGGAATTCACGACAAGCGGATCCGCGAAGCCGAACTCCTTGATGGAATTCTTGATCTTCTCGTATTCTTTATCACCCGGTTTCAGCTTTTTTCTCGGGTTGTATGCTGCCGGTTTCAATTCCGTCACCGGTATGTTCTTCAGGATTGGTGTTTCCATTCTCTTTCTCCTTCATTCGTTTTCTGTACCGCCAGCTGTTGTAAGCCCAGCGGCATCGGTCTGAGCAGAATACCCGTGGCCTGCCCATCGGATTCCGTCCCATCGGCTTCCCGCACCAAGGGCAGAACTGCTTCGCACAGGACGCGAGGAATTCCGAGATATCCGGTGTTTCAAAGCTCTCATCCATCACGCCCTCCCCGGCACTGCCGGATTTTCCGTACTCGAAAGTCAGAACGTACTCGAAAGTCTGCCGAGCGTGGAATGGAAATTCATGCGCGAAAATCCAAGCCACTGCCGCGTCATTCCGCGCACGAAAAAACCGCAGAGAAGGCGCTTGTTTCCACGCTTTCCTGCGGTTTCGGTATGTAAATTTGTTCATGCCCGGGACCCCTCAGACCCCCGGGGTATGAAAATCGCGCTCACGCACACGGAGGGGGCCGACGGTCTTCTGTTGGTTTCGACCGAGAGACTGATTTCATAGCATTCATCGGCATACCTCCAAAGAAATCCTCCTGCGCTCCTTCTCTTATGATTGACGACCCGATTAATGTTTGAGGCAACAAGACCGGTTTTGTTTGCTGCATCTCTACAGTTTTTATATTCTGCAATCGTGGTTCCATCAGGAGCTACTTGAACGACAGGTCTGATTCTTTTGATCTCCTTTACCACACCAAAATCATCAAAGTCTTCTATTGCTCTTTTTGCTTCATCCGCACTATCAAATACCCCCAAGTAGTACGAAACTTTATTCCTTCTAGCTCTTGCAATGTACTTGCTGCCACACTTAGAAACTCCCAGCGTCCCGCTGCCAGTCAGAACCACATGCCGGTTGCTTGAGTTTACTGAGGGGGAGACCAGTCTCAGGTTTGATCTCCTGCTATCCAAGCGATCACCATTGATGTGATCAACCACCAGTGATTTATCCTGTTCGTCCACAACGCTCATAATGAATCTGTGCAACTCAATAACTCAATAGTGATAGGTCGGATTGTGATCCTCTCTCCGTGTCTTCTGATCGTGATGCCGCTTGCACAGTGTCTCCCAGTTGCTCCGGTCCCAGAAGAGCTTCGGGTCTCCTCGGTGTGGAACGATGTGATCCACGACTGTTGACGGAGTTGCGATGCCGTTCTTCAGGCACTCCTGACACAGAGGATGAAGCTCCAAGAACTTCTTGCTCTCTCTTCTCCATCTTGCGTTGTAGCCTCTGGAAGCCGCCGACCGGACTTCTTCCGGGTGCATCTTCTTGTGTTTCTCACAGTACTTCTGTCCCGGTTCCACCAGCTCACTACAGCCGGGATGCTTGCACGGGACCTTTGGTTTGTATGGCATCCATCACACCTCCACAAGAAAAGTCCCGGAGGATTCTGTAACGGTCCTTCGAGGCTTCATCTTATCTTCTTCGCTGACTATACCATATCACATATAGCACTCGGACATTTGCGGACATTTCCGGCGCACTTACAGAACGACCGGATTTTCCGGTACCACCACATGAGACAGGGCACGGTCATGCCATCTACGAATCGTGCGCTCATCGGCATAGAGCTCATCGCCGATTCTGGCCCAGGTATAATTTTTTAGATACCGGTAAGTGAGAATCAGTCGTTCATCCGTGTTATCGACCTTGGCAATCACTGACTGTATCTCTTTCTTCAATCGGAGAAGAAGATCCAGCTCGTCCTTCACTTTCTGCTCCATTTCCCAGATCCGGTTCAGCGTTTTTACAAACGGTGCATCGGTCGGATGATTCGGATTGTAGTGTTCTTCAAATCCGGGACTGCTGACTGTGGCTGCCAGCGTTCTTAAGTTTTCCAGTTCTTCTGTGTCCAGCCGGATTCGCTGCTCCAGTCGGTACGCCTGATTGAGATAGGTCTTTGGTGTCATGCCGCCACCTTCTCTCTCAGCTTCCGGATCAAGTAATCCGGGTCTACAGAAGTAAGAACTCCATACCAGCCGGAGTGGAAAAAATTCTCCAGCCGCATGGCTTCATCCATCGCCGTCCTGTTTTCCGGATTCTTTTTGAGCCTTCTCAGTGCAGTCAGATAGTCACGCGCTGCCTGTGCAACGATGGCATTTGCCAGATTTTCATAGGGATCTGATCCCTTATTCTTATTCATATGCAGCCTCCTTGAAATGCTTTTTTTAAGTTCCTTGGATTGGCATATGTTTGTCATTGATTTTCTTTGATTGACTCTGATTTTTTGTGATTGGCTTTATTGCAGGCGTGCACGGACTGCCCGGATCAGATTCTCTTGTGTGGAGTTCTTATCTTCCAGGGCCTTCAGCACATCCTCATCAATCGTGCCCTTCGTCACGATATTGTGGATCGTCACCACCTCAGTCTGTCCCTGCCGGTTCAGTCTGGCATCGGTCTGCTGGCGCATCTCAAGACTCCAACAGAGGGAGAACCAGATCAGGATATGACCGCCATGCTGCAGGTTCAGACCATGCCCAGCAGAGGCCGGTGAGATCAGGGCAATCGGGATCTTTCCTGCATTCCAGTCGGCCATATCCTCTGCCGTCTTCAGATCCCGGACTTTATATCCCTGCTCTGATAGGTATTCCAATATCCTCGACCGGTCATGCTGGTACCAGTAGGCAATCAGGACATTCTGGCCAACTGCCTCCTCGATAAGGTCCGATAGCATTTCCAGCTTCCTGTCATGGATCCGGATCACGTCATGGTCCTCGTTGTAGACTGCGCCGTTCGCCATTTCCAAGAGCCTGCCGGAGAGAACGGCTGCATTGGCGGCATCGATCTCGGCATCACCGACCGTAAGAACCAGATTTGCTCTCATTTTGTCGTACTGCTTTTTCTCGGCAGGACTCATCTCTACAGTGTGAGTGACAGTCAGGCACTCAGGCAGATCCGGAAGATAATCCTTGGATTTCATCGATACACTGATGTCACTGATCTTCTTATAGATCACCTCCTCGGCACCCGGCAGAGGGATGTATTCATAAACCACTCCGGTGTAAGGATTCTGTCTGCCGGGCTTGAAGTACGCCTCCCGATACCGGCTGATGAACCTGCCAAGGCGCTTGCCCTGATCGATAATGGCAACCTCACCGAAAAGATCCAGAAGCCCATTCGATGCCGGGGTTCCGGTAAGGCCCACAATCCGCTTCATGAACGGTCGGACCTTCCGGAGGTACTTGAACCGCTGTGATTTGTAATTCTTGAAGCTCGACAGCTCATCGATGATACAGAGATCGAACGGCCACGGCTGATGGCGCTGCTCAAAGTACTCTACCAGCCATTTGATGTTCTCCCGGTTTATGACATACACGTCTGCCTGCTTCTGCATGGCTGCAGACCGCTCCTTTGCCGCTCCCACGATCACCGACATCTGAAGGAACCTTGTGTGCTCCCAGGTATCCCTGCATTCCTCCGGCCACACATCCCTTGCCACCCTGAGCGGTGCTACCACCAGTGTTTTATGGACCTCGAACGAATCAAACATCAGGTCCAGAACCGCAGTGAGGGAGATCGCCGTTTTTCCAAGACCCATGGAGAGGATCAGAATCGACTCCGGGTGGCTCTCAATGAAATTCACGCAGTAGTTCTGGTAATCATGGAGCTGATCCCGCTTCAACATCGGCCCACCTCCTGTCCTATGATGCCAGTGATCCTGCCGACCGTATGGGAGATCGCTCCCCGGTCGAGATCCTTCTGACAGATGAGGTCTGACAAGGTCGCTGCCTCTGTCCGGAGTTCCTCCATCACCTGCTTATGGCGTGCATGGTCCTCGCTGATCAGCTCGTTCAGTTCGTGGATGCACTCCTCATCGTCTGCATGCTGCAAGTCAATCTCGTTCATCCACTCCACAACAGCTTCCTTCATCTCCTGCCCCATGTGAGTTTTGATAAGATACAGAAGATCCTCTCCGGAGAGGACCGTCGCAAGTGTTCCATCTTTCAGTTCGATCAAAGTTCCCATCATGCACCTCCCGCAATATCCGCAAGTATCTCCGGAATCTCCTCCGGATCATCAAGGACATAGACCTTGAAGCCGAGTGTCCGGAGGCGGATGTGCCTCCGGATCTGCAGCTTTCTTGGTTTCTGTCCGGGTGCCTTCACTTCCACAAATCCCATCTTGCCTCCCGGCAGCAGGACGATCCGGTCCGGCATGCCATTGGTGCCGGGAGAGATAAACTTCGGACACCAGCCGCCTGCTGCCTTCACGGCAGTGACAAGGCGCTGCTCGATATCCCTTTCACACATGCCATCCATCTTCACCCTCCGTGTCGATTCCGTTCATGGCATTTGCCATGTGGTAGATCGAATCGTCGGCATCCGCCAGACTGTCAAAAAGCGCAATCGGCATCCGGACCTGATCCTTCCCGGTACCACGGACGGCATACACGCAGGCCTTGCCGCACTTCATCTCGCTGGAGATCACGCCATCAAAGCGGTCCAGATTCACAATGGTTCCCATCTGTGTATAAGCAAACATTATTTTCTTCCTCCTCCTTCAAACAACTGCTCCGTCATTTCATGCGCCATCTTCACTACTTTCCGGTCGACATCTGTTCTTGTATCGTTTCTAACATCTCCGTAGAACACGTCGATGTATTCATTGCTGAGATCCGGGTGTTCCAGAAACATGCGATCCTCTGTATCAGAACAGACCTGTTCCACCTTATCCATCGCCCGGACGATCTTTTCTACGTCCTGTTTCGGCATCACCTTTGACAGGGTGGTGATCACCTCGACATATACCGTCTTGAACAGCCGCATGGCGGCTCCTGCTCTCATATACCTCTCTACCGTTCTGTCTTTACGACTCTGCATCGTCATTTCTCCTTCCTTTGGGACAAATGGATGGACGACAGGCACAAAATCCCCCTACGCGCGTATACGCGTATGCGCCCACATGCGCGCGTCCTTTTATTACTAAAATTTTTATTATTTTGTGCTATATAGAAAAGAAACAGGGTTGTGCCAGTTCATCCCGGAAAAGCCCTTAAATAAAGGCTTTCCTGCTGGACAGCCAGATTGGGACAGGGTGGAGCTCTGCTTGTCCCGTCTGCTTCGTCCAAGGGCTGTTTGTCCCATGAGATGTCACTCATCGTCCGTCTTTCGCACATACACCCGCTGGCGGCCATACGCATGATCGGATCTCCTCTCTCCAGTCTTCTCCCAGTTCTCTATGCGCTCCATGATGGCAGCGATGGCATAACTGTCTTTGGGCTCAATGTCCGCCTGCTTCTTGCCGAAGCATTCGCACCAGATCTCGATGTTGCTCACGACCTGACGCTGAACCTTGCCCTGTGCCCGAAGAGGATCGTCGCCATAGAGGAAGTAGTTTCTTCTCTCGTCGATGGCCATCTCCTCCCAGTTCTCCGGAAGGAGGGTATCCAGATACTCTCGCACCATGCCTTCACGGTCGTCCTGTTCCATGGCTTCCTTCTGCTCGCCCTCGGCATAGCCCTCAAGATCCGCAGAAAGGTACAGCTTCTCATCCGGCTCCAGCACTTTGACCTCAGCCCAGATCTGGTCGATGGTTTCCTGATTGAGATCCCACGGGTGATACTTTCCCTGCCCGGTGACCTTCACGTTCCAGTAGCGCCGGTTTCCGGTGATATCCCGGAGATACCCTTTCTCTGCATTGGTCGTTCCGAAAAAGACACACTGCCTCGGATGAGGCTCGACCCGGCGTCCGAAACTGGCGCGGTACTTATCGTCCCGTCTGCTGACAAAGGACTTCACCTTGTCGAGATCCGCTTTCCGCATACCGGCAAGCTCTCCGATTTCATGAATCCAATAGCCCTGCAGCTTCTCGGCTGCCGTCTTGTCGTTCATATCCGACATGCTGAGAGAGTCTGAGAACCACTCCATCCCAAGCTTCGAGATGAGGGTGCTCTTGCCGATTCCCTGCGGTCCGTTCAGAACGATCATGTTGTCGAATTTCGCACCGGGATCCTTGATTCTCCGAAGTGCCGCACAGAGTTCCTTCTTCGTGACGGCATGCACATAGGCGTTATCCTCGGCTCCGAGATAGTCGATCAGGAGTGTCTCCACTCTGGGAACCCCGTCCCACTTGGGGAGCTTTTTGAAATAATCCCGGATCGGGTGATAGCTCCTGTCGTCCGCCGCCTTTGTAACAGCAAGGTCAAAGTTCCGCTGTGAAAAGGTGCCATAGTGCTCATCAACGTAGCAGATCAGCTGTGCATCGTCCGCATCCCGCCAGTAGCGGCCCGGATGCTTCCACGGGACATCCCCGGCGATTTCCATGCCATCTGCCAGCTGGTTGAAGACAATATTCTTCATGTACGGGTCGTTCTTCATGATGAGAAGAAGGTTGTGCAGGTTTCCGAAGTAGTGATATATCGGATTGTGATCTTCTCGCCTCGTCTTCTGATCGTGATGGTGCTTACAGAGTGTCTCCCAGTTGCTCCGGTCCCAGAAGAGCTTCGGGTCTCCTCGGTGTGGAACGATGTGATCCACGACTGTTGACGGAGTTGCGATGCCGTTCTTCAGGCACTCCTGACACAGAGGATGAAGCTCCAAGAACTTCTTGCTCTCTCTTCTCCATCTTGCGTTGTAGCCTCTGGAAGCCGCCGACCGGACTTCTTCCGGGTGCATCTTCTTGTGTTTCTCACAGTACTTCTGTCCCGGTTCCACCAGCTCACTACAGCCGGGATGCTTGCACGGGACCTTTGGTTTGTATGGCATCCATCACACCTCCACAAGAAAAGCCCCGGAGGATTCTGTAACGGTCCTTCGAGGCTTCATCTTATCTTCTTCACTGACTATACCATATCACATATAGCACTCGGACATTTGCGGACATTTCCGGCGCACTTACAGAACGACCGGATTTTCCGGTACCACCACATGAGACAGGGCACGGTCATGCCATCTACGAATCGTGCGCTCATCGGCATAGAGCTCATCGCCGATTCTGGCCCAGGTATAATTTTTTAGATACCGGTAAGTGAGAATCAGTCGTTCATCCGTGTTATCGACCTTGGCAATCACTGACTGTATCTCTTTCTTCAATCGGAGAAGAAGATCCAGCTCGTCCTTCACTTTCTGCTCCATTTCCCAGATCCGGTTCAGCGTTTTTACAAACGGTGCATCGGTCGGATGATTCGGATTGTAGTGTTCTTCAAATCCGGGACTGCTGACTGTGGCTGCCAGCGTTCTTAAGTTTTCCAGTTCTTCTGTGTCCAGCCGGATTCGCTGCTCCAGTCGGTACGCCTGATTGAGATAGGTCTTTGGTGTCATGCCGCCACCTTCTCTCTCAGCTTCCGGATCAAGTAATCCGGGTCTACAGAAGTAAGAACTCCATACCAGCCGGAGTGGAAAAAATTCTCCAGCCGCATGGCTTCATCCATCGCCGTCCTGTTTTCCGGATTCTTTTTGAGCCTTCTCAGTGCAGTCAGATAGTCACGCGCTGCCTGTGCAACGATGGCATTTGCCAGATTTTCATAGGGATCTGATCCCTTATTCTTATTCATATGCAGCCTCCTTGAAATGCTTTTTTTAAGTTCCTTGGATTGGCATATGTTTGTCATTGATTTTCTTTGATTGACTCTGATTTTTTGTGATTGGCTTTATTGCAGGCGTGCACGGACTGCCCGGATCAGATTCTCTTGTGTGGAGTTCTTATCTTCCAGGGCCTTCAGCACATCCTCATCAATCGTGCCCTTCGTCACGATATTGTGGATCGTCACCACCTCAGTCTGTCCCTGCCGGTTCAGTCTGGCATCGGTCTGCTGGCGCATCTCAAGACTCCAACAGAGGGAGAACCAGATCAGGATATGACCGCCATGCTGCAGGTTCAGACCATGCCCAGCAGAGGCCGGTGAGATCAGGGCAATCGGGATCTTTCCTGCATTCCAGTCGGCCATATCCTCTGCCGTCTTCAGATCCCGGACTTTATATCCCTGCTCTGATAGGTATTCCAATATCCTCGACCGGTCATGCTGGTACCAGTAGGCAATCAGGACATTCTGGCCAACTGCCTCCTCGATAAGGTCCGATAGCATTTCCAGCTTCCTGTCATGGATCCGGATCACGTCATGGTCCTCGTTGTAGACTGCGCCGTTCGCCATTTCCAAGAGCCTGCCGGAGAGAACGGCTGCATTGGCGGCATCGATCTCGGCATCACCGACCGTAAGAACCAGATTTGCTCTCATTTTGTCGTACTGCTTTTTCTCGGCAGGACTCATCTCTACAGTGTGAGTGACAGTCAGGCACTCAGGCAGATCCGGAAGATAATCCTTGGATTTCATCGATACACTGATGTCACTGATCTTCTTATAGATCACCTCCTCGGCACCCGGCAGAGGGATGTATTCATAAACCACTCCGGTGTAAGGATTCTGTCTGCCGGGCTTGAAGTACGCCTCCCGATACCGGCTGATGAACCTGCCAAGGCGCTTGCCCTGATCGATAATGGCAACCTCACCGAAAAGATCCAGAAGCCCATTCGATGCCGGGGTTCCGGTAAGGCCCACAATCCGCTTCATGAACGGTCGGACCTTCCGGAGGTACTTGAACCGCTGTGATTTGTAATTCTTGAAGCTCGACAGCTCATCGATGATACAGAGATCGAACGGCCACGGCTGATGGCGCTGCTCAAAGTACTCTACCAGCCATTTGATGTTCTCCCGGTTTATGACATACACGTCTGCCTGCTTCTGCATGGCTGCAGACCGCTCCTTTGCCGCTCCCACGATCACCGACATCTGAAGGAACCTTGTGTGCTCCCAGGTATCCCTGCATTCCTCCGGCCACACATCCCTTGCCACCCTGAGCGGTGCTACCACCAGTGTTTTATGGACCTCGAACGAATCAAACATCAGGTCCAGAACCGCAGTGAGGGAGATCGCCGTTTTTCCAAGACCCATGGAGAGGATCAGAATCGACTCCGGGTGGCTCTCAATGAAATTCACGCAGTAGTTCTGGTAATCATGGAGCTGATCCCGCTTCAACATCGGCCCACCTCCTGTCCTATGATGCCAGTGATCCTGCCGACCGTATGGGAGATCGCTCCCCGGTCGAGATCCTTCTGACAGATGAGGTCTGACAAGGTCGCTGCCTCTGTCCGGAGTTCCTCCATCACCTGCTTATGGCGTGCATGGTCCTCGCTGATCAGCTCGTTCAGTTCGTGGATGCACTCCTCATCGTCTGCATGCTGCAAGTCAATCTCGTTCATCCACTCCACAACAGCTTCCTTCATCTCCTGCCCCATGTGAGTTTTGATAAGATACAGAAGATCCTCTCCGGAGAGGACCGTCGCAAGTGTTCCATCTTTCAGTTCGATCAAAGTTCCCATCATGCACCTCCCGCAATATCCGCAAGTATCTCCGGAATCTCCTCCGGATCATCAAGGACATAGACCTTGAAGCCGAGTGTCCGGAGGCGGATGTGCCTCCGGATCTGCAGCTTTCTTGGTTTCTGTCCGGGTGCCTTCACTTCCACAAATCCCATCTTGCCTCCCGGCAGCAGGACGATCCGGTCCGGCATGCCATTGGTGCCGGGAGAGATAAACTTCGGACACCAGCCGCCTGCTGCCTTCACGGCAGTGACAAGGCGCTGCTCGATATCCCTTTCACACATGCCATCCATCTTCACCCTCCGTGTCGATTCCGTTCATGGCATTTGCCATGTGGTAGATCGAATCGTCGGCATCCGCCAGACTGTCAAAAAGCGCAATCGGCATCCGGACCTGATCCTTCCCGGTACCACGGACGGCATACACGCAGGCCTTGCCGCACTTCATCTCGCTGGAGATCACGCCATCAAAGCGGTCCAGATTCACAATGGTTCCCATCTGTGTATAAGCAAACATTATTTTCTTCCTCCTCCTTCAAACAACTGCTCCGTCATTTCATGCGCCATCTTCACTACTTTCCGGTCGACATCTGTTCTTGTATCGTTTCTAACATCTCCGTAGAACACGTCGATGTATTCATTGCTGAGATCCGGGTGTTCCAGAAACATGCGATCCTCTGTATCAGAACAGACCTGTTCCACCTTATCCATCGCCCGGACGATCTTTTCTACGTCCTGTTTCGGCATCACCTTTGACAGGGTGGTGATCACCTCGACATATACCGTCTTGAACAGCCGCATGGCGGCTCCTGCTCTCATATACCTCTCTACCGTTCTGTCTTTACGACTCTGCATCGTCATTTCTCCTTCCTTTGGGACAAATGGATGGACGACAGGCACAAAATCCCCCTACGCGCGTATACGCGTATGCGCCCACATGCGCGCGTCCTTTTATTACTAAAATTTTTATTATTTTGTGCTATATAGAAAAGAAACAGGGTTGTGCCAGTTCATCCCGGAAAAGCCCTTAAATAAAGGCTTTCCTGCTGGACAGCCAGATTGGGACAGGGTGGAGCTCTGCTTGTCCCGTCTGCTTCGTCCAAGGGCTGTTTGTCCCATGAGATGTCACTCATCGTCCGTCTTTCGCACATACACCCGCTGGCGGCCATACGCATGATCGGATCTCCTCTCTCCAGTCTTCTCCCAGTTCTCTATGCGCTCCATGATGGCAGCGATGGCATAACTGTCTTTGGGCTCAATGTCCGCCTGCTTCTTGCCGAAGCATTCGCACCAGATCTCGATGTTGCTCACGACCTGACGCTGAACCTTGCCCTGTGCCCGAAGAGGATCGTCGCCATAGAGGAAGTAGTTTCTTCTCTCGTCGATGGCCATCTCCTCCCAGTTCTCCGGAAGGAGGGTATCCAGATACTCTCGCACCATGCCTTCACGGTCGTCCTGTTCCATGGCTTCCTTCTGCTCGCCCTCGGCATAGCCCTCAAGATCCGCAGAAAGGTACAGCTTCTCATCCGGCTCCAGCACTTTGACCTCAGCCCAGATCTGGTCGATGGTTTCCTGATTGAGATCCCACGGGTGATACTTTCCCTGCCCGGTGACCTTCACGTTCCAGTAGCGCCGGTTTCCGGTGATATCCCGGAGATACCCTTTCTCTGCATTGGTCGTTCCGAAAAAGACACACTGCCTCGGATGAGGCTCGACCCGGCGTCCGAAACTGGCGCGGTACTTATCGTCCCGTCTGCTGACAAAGGACTTCACCTTGTCGAGATCCGCTTTCCGCATACCGGCAAGCTCTCCGATTTCATGAATCCAATAGCCCTGCAGCTTCTCGGCTGCCGTCTTGTCGTTCATATCCGACATGCTGAGAGAGTCTGAGAACCACTCCATCCCAAGCTTCGAGATGAGGGTGCTCTTGCCGATTCCCTGCGGTCCGTTCAGAACGATCATGTTGTCGAATTTCGCACCGGGATCCTTGATTCTCCGAAGTGCCGCACAGAGTTCCTTCTTCGTGACGGCATGCACATAGGCGTTATCCTCGGCTCCGAGATAGTCGATCAGGAGTGTCTCCACTCTGGGAACCCCGTCCCACTTGGGGAGCTTTTTGAAATAATCCCGGATCGGGTGATAGCTCCTGTCGTCCGCCGCCTTTGTAACAGCAAGGTCAAAGTTCCGCTGTGAAAAGGTGCCATAGTGCTCATCAACGTAGCAGATCAGCTGTGCATCGTCCGCATCCCGCCAGTAGCGGCCCGGATGCTTCCACGGGACATCCCCGGCGATTTCCATGCCATCTGCCAGCTGGTTGAAGACAATATTCTTCATGTACGGGTCGTTCTTCATGATGAGAAGAAGGTTGTGCAGGTTTCCGATAAGCTCACCGGACTTCGGGCTCCGCTGGAGTTTCTTCATCCAGCTGTTATCGCTGCCAGAGTCGGCAGGTATCTCTTCCTCTTCCGAGAAGTCACCCACTGCCTCCTTCTGCCGCCAGCGCATGGCTTCTTCCTGCGTTGCCTCATCGTTTGCTGCATACTCCGACATTTTCTGGAGGGACTTCTTCGGGTCGTCATCGCCAAAGAGATGCACCCGCACAAGATCAAAGGCGTTGAGAAGCTGGCTGCAGGCAGGATCCGAGGCGTGGTGGCTGTAGGCAAACTTGTCATCATAGACCACCACACCGGCTGAGCTGGAAGCTCCGATGTAATGCCACCGGTCATCTTTATCGCCCGGCTCATAGATGTTCGGGAGAATGTTCTCCATGACATCCGTGATCGAGTGCGCCCGGCAGAAGTTACCGACAATGCCCGTCTTGGTCAGCGGGTCCTCCTGCTTTTTCTGCTGCCTTGCAAACTCCTTCTTCTCGTCGGGAGATACTGGCAGGGTGGTAACATCCTGCCAGTCCGGATGTGCGGCAAGGAATGTATCCGGGTTCAGGACTACTCCGTCAAATACCTCGCAGATATATTCACCATCAGACGGGCACGTCGGCCAGAACATGAGCTGATTGATCTCAAACGAGCAGACATCCACCTGACTCATGCCAAACTCCGCAGCCAGATACCGGGCAATCGCGTTCGTCTCATCCGGCGTCATGGGACGCGTCGTAGGAATCACAATCCGGCCTCTTGGCTTTTCCGGCGTATGGCTGTGTGTCGTATAGAACACCGACGCATACCGGTGATGTTCCCGGTACCAGTCAAGGAAGCCGAGCTCCAGCTTATCCTCGTCCAGCGTGATCGCTGTGCGATACCGGACCTCTTCCTTTTTTCTCCGCTTGCCCTTGAAGATGCCTGCGACAAAGCCGCCTTTATCCTTGGCCTCGTCACGTTCTGCCCGTGACATCTTCTTATATTCCGCGACTGTCTCCGCTGTCCGGATCGGCTCCTGCAGCTTCTCACAGAGATCTCCGAAGCTGATCTCCATCGGATTCCACGTGC